ACGATGACGCTTGCCCAGGCCATCGCGCGGCAGGGCCATAACCCGGACGCGGTGCTGGCCGAGATCGCGGCCATGAACGCCAAGCTCGACGCGCTGGGGCTCGTGCTCGACTCGGACCCGCGCAAGGTCACCAAGACCGGCGTGCTGCAGGACGCGATCAACGCGAGTGCCGAAGCCGCGCCCGGTCAACAGCAAGGATAACGAGATGCACGGGACCATCGATCTGCCGCCACTTCAGCGGGCGGCGGACATTCTGCCTGCGACGCTCGATGAGAAGGATCGCTCGATCGAGGTCGTGTGGTCGACCGGCGCGCGCGTCCGGCGCCAACCGTTCTTCGGCGACCCGTTCGACGAGGAGCTGAGCATGGACCCGGCCGAGGTCCATCTCGATCGCCTCAACGCAGGCGCACCGCTCCTCAAGGTGCATGATCGGTTCGCTCTTGAGGCCGTGATCGGCTCGGTGGTGCCGGGCACGGCTCGCATCGAGAACGGCCGCGGTCTAGCTCGCGTGCGATTCAGCGAACGCGAGGACGTAGCCCCGATCTGGAACGATATCCGGAGCGGGCACATCCGCGCGGTGTCGATCGGCTATCAGGTTCAGCGATACGAGATCACGCGCCCATCGAACGGCCCCGAACTGTGGCGTGCCGTCGATTGGACTCCCTTCGAAATCTCCGCGGTCCCGGTCGGGGCCGACCCGGCGGCCGGCTTCCGCTCGGTTGATCACTTGATGCCCTGCGTCCTCGACCGGGATGACAAGGAGGAAGGATTGGAACAGCGATCACAAGCCGACGCACGTCCGTCTAAGCCCGCTCAGGTGGCGGCTGAGACGGCGGCGCCGACACCTGCTGCTCCGACAGCGGAAGCGCTCGTCGCCCGCGCCCAGGAAACCGAGCGCGACCGAGTCTCGACAATCTATGATCTCGCGACCCGGCTGGGGCTGGAACGGTCTTTCTCCGATGACCTGGTGAAGCGGAATGTCGGGGTCGACGAGGCACGGCGCGTGATCCTCGACAAGGTCGCCGCGACCGCGGACCAGACGAGGGTGTTTCCGCATGTCTCCTTGCCGCTCGGCGGCCGGGACGAGCGCGTGACGCGCCGCGAGGCGGTCGCTAATGCCCTCCTGCATCGCTACAGCCCGACGCTGTTCCCGCTCTCGGAGCCTGCCCGCGAATACCGTGGCATGACGCTACTCGAGCTGGCACGCGAGTTCCTCGCCAATGCCGGCGTCAATGTGCGGGGCTTCTCGCGCGACGAGATCGCAACCCGCGCGCTGCACTCCACCTCCGACTTCCCGGAGATTCTGTCGGCGGTCACCAACAAGACGCTGCGCCAGGCTTACGATGCCTATCCGCGCACCTTCACGGCCTTCTGCCGGCAAGTGCTTGCCACTGACTTCAAGGCCATGAACCGGGTGCAGATCGGCGAGGCGCCGCAGCTCCTGAAGGTCAATGAGAGCGGTGAGTTCAAGCGCGGCACGATCGCGGAATCGAAGGAGAGCTACCGCATCGAGACCTACGGCCGGGTGGTCGGCATCACGCGGCAGGTCTTGATCAACGACGATCTCGATGCCTTCACCCGCATTCCGGCGATGTACGGCACCGCGATTGCGACGCTCGAAAGCGACGTGGTCTGGGCGATCGTCACGGCGAACGCCGCGATGGCCGACGGCGTGGCGCTCTTCCATGCGACCCACAAAAACCTCGCCGGCAGCGGCGCGGCGCTCGGCGTCACCACGGTCGGTGACGGACGCGCCGCGATGGCCAAGCAGACCGGTCTCGACAAGAAGACGGTGCTCAACATCCGCCCGTCCTTCCTGATCGTGCCGGCGGCGCTCGAACTCGCAGCCGAACAGTTGATCGCGCAGAACCTGGTGCCGGCAAAGACCGGCGATGTGGTGCCGCAATCGATCCGCACGCTCACCCCGATCTCCGAGCCGCGGCTCGACAACGCAAGCGCCACGGCCTGGTATCTCGCGGCCAATCCTGCCCAGATCGACACCATCGAGTACGCCTATCTCGAAGGCCAGCAGGGCGCCTACATCGAAACCCGCAACGGCTTCGACGTCGACGGCGTCGAAATCAAGTGCCGGCTCGACTTCGGCGCCAAGGCCATCGACTGGCGCGGCCTCTACAAGAACGCCGGCGCATAAACTCAAACCCTGATCGTGGACTGACGGAACGGGCGGCTTCGGCCGCCCTTCGTCGTTTCAGAAGGACAATCGACCATGAAAAACTACGTCCAACCCGGCAATACCATCACGCTCACGGCGCCCTACGACGTCGCTTCCGGCGACGGCCTGCTCGTTGGTGCCATCTTCGGCGTCGCCACCGGCGCTGCTGCGAACGGCGAGGCGATCGAGGTCGCACTCGTCGGCGTGTTCGACCTCAAGAAGGTCGGCTCGCAGGCCTGGGCGGTCGGCGACAAGATCTATTGGGACAACACCGCCAAGCAGGCAACCAAGACGGCGACCGACAATACGCTGATTGGCGCCGCCATTGAGGCTGTAGGCAACGGAGCCGGCGAGACTGTCGGGCGTGTTCGACTCAATGCGAGCTTCTAAACGCGAACCCAGCGCAGCTTGGCAATGCGCGGATCGGCCGCAAAGGCCTTGCGGTCGAACGTGATGCCAGACTTCGGCGCCTCGCAGATCGCCTGGGCGCCAGCGTGGCTGAGACGAATATGCCACGTCTGCTGCTCGATCGGCTGGGTCTTCGCAAATGCTCGGCAAGTCAGAATCGCGAGGTTGATGCCATGATCGGGGTCACGAACCGATGCGTAGCGAATGATCTCGATCTTGGCCGCGCGGGCGGCATCGGCAAACGCCTGGCAGTGGCCGTAGTCCGTTACATGCATCCACCGTGCCCGGTCGGCGCTGTATTTGCCTTTGGTCAGATCGATCGCTTTTTTGGTGGCGTATTCGGCTGAGAATGCCGTGTACTCGGCGGGATTTGCGGGCCACGGCGTATCGGGCGACTCCGCAAAGAAGAGCAGACGACAGAATGCCATCTCGGCGACCGCTGTGTGCGGCGCCTCCGATGCGTAGAACACGCCCTCGGTCATGCCCGCGCGCCGGAAACGCGATCCGGTGGGATAGACCGCGCCATAGCGAAACGGCGTCGACAGAAGGTAGTGCAGGTCGCGGCACTCGGGCGGCGGTGGCGGCTTGGTGGTCTCGATGAGGTCTTCGAGCAGTTCCTGCTCGTCAACCGAATCGACGAGCTTGAGTGTCGAGACATGGTGTTGCGCCTCGACCAGCCGCCAGCAAGTGCCGCTGCTGGCGCGGGCGTCAGACGACAGCGCGGCGGGCGTCCAGATACTGGATGACATTCATCAGCCCGGGCACGGTTTGAATAAGCGTCAGCGGTTCACCGTCGAGCGCGGTGTTGCGATTCTTGAGCCAGGAGCCCGCAACCGCGTCATCGCCGCCAACGATCGCGTCGAGCGATCGGTAGAGGCGCACGAACAGGACCGCGAGCTCGAACGGCTTCTGTCTGGGCTGCAGAGTGTAGTCGCCGCTGCGCATGCGGGAGACGGTTGCCTCCGATACGCCGATGACGGTCGCGAGCGCCTTGTTGGTCAGGCCCAGCTGGCCGGCGGCTCGCAGCGTTGCCTTGGTGAGGACGGCGGCCTTGTCGGGTGCGGAGACCGGGCGGGGTTTGGTGGGTGCCACGGATTGCCTCCATTTCTGTAGCAAGAATATAGCAATAAACTTCCTAAGGAAAGGCAAATCAGGCCACCCAGGTTCCCGCGTTGGCTCCTTTGATAAGCATCGATGAACGCGATCGAATTGGCCATTGAGGCCCTGTTTGCCGACCCCCACCTCAGCCGCGACGCCCTGTGGCGCGCCGGGGGAACGGGCGACGGCACGGCGGTCCGCGTCATCCGCAAGCGGCCGGACCAGGTGGTCGGCTTCGGCGACAGCCGCGCCGTGCTGACGACCGTGCTGATCGACGTCCGGCAATCCGAGGTGCCGAGCCCGGCTGAAGGTGACATGGTCGAGATCGAAGCTGAGACCTTCGCCATCATCGCGACCCCGATCGGCGACACCGAGCGGCTGATCTGGACCTGCGAGGCGGCGGCCAAGCCCTGATCCGATGCGCTTTACGCTGAAGGCTGACGACCTCGCCAAGGGATTGACCGAGAGTGAGGCGGAGGCGGCGCGGTCCGTGACCCGCGCCATGCAGACCATCAC